AAACGACGGCTGTATCACCAACCATAGCGGGATCAAGACCACAAATAAAAGAAAAGCCGTTGACATCACGCGGATGGCCTGGGTTACCAGGAACCAAACGACCTGCTTTACGCATACCATCTATAGAGCCTCGCACACATACTGGGTCAAAGATGGCATCATCTGAGATATCTTGTTGTTGATAGACCAAAGCCCAGGTGCTTGCATCCATAGCTTGGCGTTCGTTGTAAAGGTTGCGACCATTCCAACGTGGGTACAGGCCATCCTCATCTTTATCAGATTCCATCTGACCATCAAAGGGGGCATCACTAGCCGGCCAGAGGGTTTCCCACTTGTCGGGGTCATTGTCTGTAGAAAGCAGAGCCGGCATTGCAAGGTAGGTCCAAGGGACTAGCCCACCAGGGTAGCGATCTTCTGAGCGTAGCTCCTTGTATAAATCTACAGCAGATACTCGCGTACCAATAATAATCAATTTACCAGTAGGGTTCAAACGAGAGCGCACGTCTTGGGTAAGCCATCTAATCTGCTTCTCAAACTCGTTGGCGTTCTTCAAAGTTACTGCGTCATCTACAATAATCATATCGGCACGCTTACCGTAGATCTGACCGCCGATACCAACGGCTTCGATGTTTGGGTCCTTCTCGCTAGACTCACGAAGCTCATCACCAAAGGTGACACGGGTAGCCTGCCACGAGGCAGATTTTGAGTTAAACCCTACGCCAGCAGCGTAAGCCTGTTGGAGTGCTTCATAATTTGGATGAGTCAGGCGTTGCTTGATGGCGTAGAGAAAGTCTGCAGCTAACTGCTGCGTTTGAGATACGATGAGTACTCTAAAGTTAGGGTTCTGACACACCTGCCAAGTGACGTAATCAATGGTCACAGTCATAGACTTGGCGTGATTTGGCGGAATGTTAAGAAGGATTCTGTTATTAGCCAGACCCTTTTCATACTTCATAGAAGGATGTAGCCAGCCAGGTTCGCGGCCTTCTATTACATCAATCAGGTTCTGCTGGTGTGCAAAGGTGCGGGAGTGTAAGTACTTCTGGCGAAAGTCTGGAAAGCTCAGGTCGTGTACATCAGATGCTGCAAAGGACTTATCCTTTAGACCAAGGCGTGTTCTATCAACCTTGTCTGTAAAGATCTTGTCAGTCCTGCGATAGTACTCGTAGGTCTTCATTGATTTGCCGGCAGAGGTACAGGCGGCCTCAATGGTCATACCTTCTGCAACACAACCAAGGATAATTCTCTTGGCAATATCAGCACTATTTTCAGCCACGTGATCTCCTAAAACTTATGGGGGACGGGCCGGAATCGGATTACATCTTTACTAGTCGAGGGTGATTTTCCTACTGGTAAATAGACCTATCCCCACTAAAAGTACTGGGCAGGTCGGGCTTAGCGCCCGAGGGAGCTACAGCGAACTGAGGGGTAAGTTAGTACTCGGCCTAGGGGCCTCGCTAGAGGCCATACCGTCTCTGCTCAGGGCTTTTCCTATTAAAACCCCTTACTATATATAAGGCAGGAAATTTACTTGATTTCCCGTTTTACAGATGTGAGGTGTATCACAGTATATATAACCGCAGGTCAGAGCTATATTATGGGATCTCACTTTAGGAAATATATTTTTTGACGGTACACAGTACTACCCCCTACTAAATTCACCAATGGGGGGTAGGCGTTCTGCGCTGGCGGAGGTTATCCCCACCCCCTGCCCCCCTGTGGATAACTCCTGTGGATAAGTTTGAGAGAAAAGCGGAGGGCTGGCAGTACCTTCGGCACCCTTTTACATTAAGCCCGCTTTTATCCAATCACTAACTGACCTGCAACAAGGTGGACATTCTGCCCCTGTTTTGTCTACCCAGTTAAATCGCCCTAAGTTACTAGGCAGTAACATCACCCCTCGAACTGGTTGAAAGTTCAACTACTTTAAGACCTTAGAATTGTCGACAAAGAGATAATAGTTCTCAGGTAGTTCTCAGGATACTGTTACCAAACTGTTACCAAAATGTGCTTGTTTGGACTTGTGTTATGTGTCCCTAGGCCTTAATATACGTATATCAATTAATAAATTATTAGTTGAATTAACCTAAGAGGAGCACACAATGACACGCAAAGACTACCAACTAATCGCAGACGTTCTAGCCAAGTTCACCGCCGAGGGCGGAGTTACTATCGAACGCGATGCAATGGCTTACGACCTAGCCGATGCCCTAGCCAAAGACAACCCACGATTCGACCGCGAACGCTTTCTAGTCGCTTCAGGTGTTTGGCAAAAGTGTATCGTATGCAATGACCGCGCAGTAAGTTTCGCTAGCACCTTTCAATGGTGCGCCTCTCACCGAGGTGTTGGACTGTTCAAGTCTGCAAAGGTGGCCAACTAATGAGCACCTACTACGTGGCAAACGAGAACGGGGACTGGTGGACGATTGACACCGAGAGCGAGGTAGGTCAGACCTTGTTTATCATCGAGGCGGGGGAGTTGGCCAAACTGACCGACACCACCGACCTCGACGGCCTAGAGCGCCATATCAGGGCGCACGGCACGGCGCAAGATATCGAAGTAAACTAGACCGAAACGCCGAGAGGCGTCCACCCGTAAGGCGGGTGCTGACGAGGTCAGAGAGTGAAAGGGTGAGAAAATGGCAAAATATGTCATAGCGGTATCAGTAGATTTTGGCTCTGCTATGGATTTTGAGGGAGCCGAAAAGCAATTAGAAAATGAGTTAGCGGGAGAGATTGCCAAAATCAGTTTTGGCTCAGTAATCTTTGACAACATTGACAACGTCAAAGCAATTAAGACTGTTTGCAACTGGGAGGTGGGCAAGTAATGGCTTCAATGTGTGAGGATTGTAAGTGCTCAACCTATTATGATGAGGATAAGGATTCATACCATTGTGAGAATGAGTGCGTGTGTTGCAACGGCTCAAACATCTTAGAAGTTCTCCAAGCTCGCAACGAGGAGGCGCTAGCGCTAACCGAGCAAGTGCGCGAGGCGTTAGAAGAGGCCGAGGATATGGGTCAAAGTAATCCCTTTATCTTTGCCGAGTCTGCCCCTAATCGCTTCAAAATGATGTCTCTCTTCTTGGAGGATGTATCGGGAGGCAATAACGACGGCGTGAAGATTACCGAGGATGTGGAATCGGGCGAGATTGCGATTGAATACTTCACCGATATAGACCAAGTACCACTAACCGAGGGCGCGGTATATGACTGGGCTCTTAACTTCTATAAGAACAACTACTGAGAGGGATAAAGATGACCACAATGCACTTAGGAGACTGCCAAAATGGGTGCGATATATGCGCCAAGAACTACCACGAAGGGCAGAACGTCTGCGATACGTGCGAGAGGGAGGTGGCCTAGGTCGATCAAAATGGCTCTTACACCGAGCAAGTCGGCGCAGGTTCACGACCTAGTAAGAGTACGAGAGAGTGGGCGAACGTTCCACCTCTTGAAAGGGTGAAAGAGATGTGCGAAGAGTATAACGGCTGGACGAACCGAGAAACGTGGGCGACTGCCTTACATATTGACAACGACGAGAGCCTTCAGAACGAGGCTAGCGAGAAGATAAGCGCCTCCTTCTTGGAGGATATGGACAACGAGAAAGAGGACGGGTGGCAGGACGGCGTTACCAGTGCAGAAGATTCATTGAAGGAATGGGTAGAAGACCTGCTTTCTTTTGGATACTGGGAAGATATGGGCGGGATGCCTAAGGGCATTCAGTCAATGCTCACCGATGTCGGCTCGCTCTATCGTGTGAACTGGAGAGAGATTGCTGAGAACTGGCTAGAGGATGAGATTGCAGGGTTTAAGGCAGGCAAGTACAAGGAGGAGGACAAGTGAGCGCAGACTGCATAAGCAAAGAGGTGGCCTTCATACCTTGCCTATATCATCACGACATTATCACGGCTAAATGCCTGCTGGCATACTGTGCCGAATGTGGCAAAGACATCATTCGAGATTGTGAAAGAGAGGCGAGCTGATGAACCTTGCAGAGATTGACACGATACAAGAACTAAGAGAATGGGTGAAGGAGAATATGCCTAACGCCCTAGTAGTTGATTGTGATGATGAAGTAGTAATCCAAACTGGCTTAGTCTCCACAATGGGAGGCTATCTACACGAGAAAGAGGCAGAAGATGAATAGCATCACCAAGCGAGGCTGGTACGTGCTCGGATTACTCACGGCGTTAGCCGTGTGGGGATTGTGGCAGGTGGCAACCCACCTGTGGTATGTAGGAGAGGGCGGGCAATTCCTCGGTTACTGCTGGGGATCGATGCAAGAATGTCTAAAGGGAGGGATGTAAAATGATTGAACACATCTTTGTAATCAAGTATACAAACGAGAATGGCTGGGAGTGGGATACCGATACCGAGTCAGCTCACTTTGATGACGGCACTATCTATGACACCGAGAAAGAGAAGTGGTTCCCTTCTTACGAGGGGGAGGGCGTCTATGTAGATAATGATGACGAAGTAGGAGAGAAAATGGGAGCGATGCTTCAAATTATGAATGAAAGCGGGGCTATGTAATGGGAT